CAGCCAGCGCCCGCCGGCACCATCGCCTGCGATCTTTTTCAGTCGGTTGTCGGTCGTCGTCACCGGGAACGTCCCAGCCAGCCACGTCACCTCAGTTTGAATCGCGTTCCAGTTCGCATTCCACGTTTTGCGGTAGGTCTGCGTTGCGTCGTTTGTGCCTCCTCCCGCATAGATCGCGCCAGGAGTTGCGAAGCCAAGCGTCACAAAGGCATGAACTCGCCAGTTCCAAAGATCCCCGCTCGGCGCACCACCCAGCATGCCCACAGGGAAGCGCGCATGGAATGAGGCAAGCTCGGCGAGCTTGGTCTTGTGGGTCGCGGAGACATTGGGCTCAATGTCGTAGGAATAAAGTTGCGAAGCTACGTAGGAACCGTTCTGCAGCCCGCCGTACCCAAGCACGCCATCAGAGTTTGGCGAGCCGTAGAAATCAAAATCTGCGTTCTGCCACGGCAACCCGAATATGTTGTTCTTTGCGCCTTGCGGTGGCCTTGTGTTCGACCCAGAGATATACCAGTCGTACCACTGGTCTATGTTGGTTTCACAGCGCTCGATCATGTCGGCCCTGACGGCTTCATCCGCCCCGGTGACAGCGGACCCCATCAAGAACTCTGGTGTGATCGTTGCCGCCTGCACGCGGTCACGATTGCGCCATGCTTGACCCCGGTTCTGGTCCCACCACGGCCCAGACCGCTTCCCGTTGTAGAGCGCGCGAGCGCAAAGCAACGACAGTGACGACTGGAATTGCGTTTCTTCCATGTAGGTCCAGCGCCCGCTGACGAGATACGCCGCGAACGCTGCCGCCGGGCTGTGCGTGCCCGCCCATGTGTCCAGGTTCTGCGTGCCGTCGAGCCGGTAGGGCAGCCCGCCCGTTGGAACGGGACCGATGATCGCCGCTTCCATCACAGCCGACGTATCAACACCGGCATTGCTTTCGTGGATGCAGATGTCACCAGACGCTGTGCGGTAGGGCCGCCCGTCGTTTTCGTTGCGGTAGTGCAGATACCAGCGCATCGAGCCCCGCCCGTTGCCCTCCACGGCCCAATAGGCACGTTCGTCGCCTTCGATCAGGTAGACAGGCACCCAGCCAGGCACAAGCCCGTATAGCTCTGTCTCCCCGCCGGAACCCATGCCACGGTCGAAGTTCTGGATGTTGAACGGCGCGGGGCGCAGCGCTGTCTCGCGCGTGATAGCGCTGTACTTGAGGCCGGTGTCGGGGCTCTGCGTGTAGACCGTGCTTGCCAGCGAACTGACAGCGTAGGCCGGGAACAGGCTTGTCGTTTGCAGGTAGTCGGTGTCGTGCCTGACGAACACCTGCGGGTCGGTCCCTGCCCAATCCACCCGCCCCCATCGAGTATGGTGGTATTGCAGCAGCTTTGTCACGCCCCCGCTGGTGTAGCGCTGCGTGCCGTTGACCGTCAATGTGCAGTGGTAGTCGCGCCGGCCGGCACCCGTCAGCAGCAGCCAGCCGTTTTCCACCATCGTCTCGACCTCGACATCGCCGGTCGAGTACGCACGGACGATGAACCACACATGGGTGTGATCGTCCGGTGTCGGCACGAAGTAGTGAAACTCCGACAGGACCGGGCCGAGAATCTGCCTGATCTTGTGGGGCGTGGTCCGGCTCCACGCCTGCAGCCCGTTGGCGCGGGCGGTGGACAGTGATGCGCTGAAGGTGCCGCCGCCCACCGCCGCGCCGGTGTGGTCTGCCACACCGCTGAACGCGACGACCGCCTCCACCGAAGGTTCTGCGACATTGGCAGCCGCGTACGGCGTACCGCCCGCGATGATGGTTTTTGTGCCTGAGCTATCCACACCCGACAGCACCGCAAACCGCACGCTGCCATCGGGCCAGCGGTTGCGGATGTCTGCCTGGAAGGCGGCGTTGGACGTGATCGCCGTCCCGAACGGAACATCACCCTTCTTGAACACTTGGCCGAACGTGAACGGCTTTGTGCCGCTGCCGAAGAGCGTGAACGATGCAATGCTTTGCGCGCCTGGTGCGGGTGTCGGAGTGGGTGCCGGGGTAGGGGCTGGCGCAGGGGCAGGTGCCGGGCTTGGCGCAGGCGCGCTCACGATCTCAACCGTGAACCCTGGCGCGTAGATGTAAATCACGCCTGCCCTTGCAGGATGTCGATGCCCGTGTTAAGTGCGTCCAGCTTCTCCTGCAGCGCATCGCGCTCGGCGCGGGCCACATCGCGCTCCGCTGTCAGTGCAGCCACTTCGGCCGACTGGTCAACCGGCGGCTCGCCGTCAATGACGACGATCTGCAGGTCTGCGGGCTTGTGAATAGTGATGGCGGCCATGGCTGTTCCTTTACTGCATCACGGCGCCGGTGATTTTCCCGTCGTCGTCTTCGGTGAACTTGACCTCTCCGCCCTTCTGGATCGTTACGTTGACCTGTGGCGGCTGGATGTTGATCGGCGCCGGGTTGACGTTGACCTGCGCGGCGGGTTGCTCGGGCATGTTGATCTCGATCGGCGGCAGCGTAATGTTCGGGGCCTCGACCGTGATCTGCGGCGCTTCCACAGTGATGTTCGGGGCAGGCTGCGCGGGTTGTTCCGGCACGTTGACGGTGATGTTCGGGCCTTCGACCGTGATCTGCGCGGGCGCCTGCTCAGGAAAGTTGATGATGGGCGCAGGGAAGGTGATGCCGGCGATTGCTGCAACGATGGCATCCATGTCGATTGAGCCCTGTGCAACGATCGGATTCGATCCAGGTGCGCCGATCGCAGGCGCCGGCGTAGGTAGCCCTGTCGTCGGGTCGATCGGCGCACCTGCGCCCATCTCGCCCAGCGACGGTCCCTGATCGTCGAGCCGGGCGCGCTCGTCTTCCCACGACACGTCGGCGGACAGGATGCCGCGGCGCTGGTATTCGCTGTGCAGCGTCTCGTCGCTCAGCTTGCCGGCTTGATTCGTGGACAGAAGAAGCTGCGCCGACGCTTCTTGCAGTGACGCGGCGCCGTAGTCGTTGAACACGGTGACGTGTCCGCCGGTAGTTTCGCCAACCCAGTCGGCCGTGATCTGGAGTGCCATGTCGAGCGCATCTTCAAACCCCTGCGTGATGCGTTGGAGGACGCACATACCGACGGCGTTCTCGGTCTGGATCTGCGTGGCGGTGATGCGGCCCGGATCGATGACGAGCAGTTCGGCGCCCGCCTGCCGCATGCGTTCTTCCAGGACCTTCAGGTCCGCCGCCCCGGCGTCGATGGCCATGCCCTTGTGCTCGACGAACTCCATCTTGGAGTCGGCGGGCAATTTGATCGCCGACGACGAGCCGACCGTCATGGTCCACTTCTCGTCCTCTATGCCCGTCACCGTCAGGATCGGCACCCGTGCAACGTGCAGGATGTTCTGCTGGTCGGAGGCCGACTGCCAGTGCGCAACGTTCAGGTGCGCCACTTCGATGAGCGGCGGCGTAGCGGTCATGAACCCGGTGCGCCCGCCGTAAACAGGCACGAACGGGATCATGTCGAGTGTCGTGACGCCTTCAGCAAACAGGGTCCACGCGCCGGCATCGCTGGCCCGGTATGTGCGCCACGTACCGATCTCCAGCACGCGCACCTGCTCGACCATCGTGGTGCCGAACTCGCCGTCCGGCTCCTCGACAACCTCAGCGATGCGTAGCTGCAACAACTTCCAGGACCCGTCGACGCGTGCGGCCCGCCAGCCGAGAATCTGCTGCGGCTTGATCTCGATCCAGTAGGGCCGCAGTCCAGCAGCCTGCTCCTGGGCCTGCGTGCGCACGCCGAGGGCGGGCGGGTAGTCGACAAGGATGCCGCACAGGCCGTAGCTCAGGGCCGTCTGCATCACGTCACTGGCGAACGTGTCGAGGTTGCGGCCCTGCAGGTCGATGTCCGCGAGCCACGGCTTGAAGCGCGAGGGTACGTCGTCGCCGACCGTGATCGGCTTGCTGAACGGCTTGCCGGCGAGCGTCTGGACCGTGCGCTGGTACGCGGGGAACAGGACCGAGACGCCGAGGCGCGTGGTGTAAGCCGCGTCCTCCTCTTTCGGCCACTTGGGCAGGTAGGTCTGCCCGGCTGCGCGCATCGTGCGTGTGCCGCCGAGTAGCGCCGCAGCCAGCGCCCAGTCCGGGCGCATCAGATCGACGGCGAGCGAGGTGTGCTGGACGCCAGTGGTCATAGAGACTTCGCTACGAGCATGCTACGACCTGATCGACGCTGCTTGGCGGCGATCTCGTGTTCACCATCCACCCAATCACCATGGATCTCGATGGGGTTCAGGCTCCGGTGTTGAAAAGCCCCGCACGAAGTGCATTGCCTCTCAGCCGCAATCCCGTAAGTATTCCAGCAGCTTTCACGCCAGTCATGAGCGTGGGTGAACAACCCACTCCACCAGGTCCGTAGAGCATTCATATGGCAAGAGGCTCCGTGGTAGCGGTGCGCTTGGCAGTTGGGAACTCTTTCTCGACGTAATAGCCGAGAGCGTCGCTGACGTGGGTCAAAGATGGTGTGGCTTTCTTGTCGATTTCACCAGATCCACCTTCGAGTAAGCGCACACCTTCCAGGTCCTTGGCGACGTAAGGGGCCTTCTTCCCGTCAACCATCAGGCGGATGGTGGTCTTGTCGCCAGCCAGAAGCCTGGAGTTCACGGCGTTGACACGAGAGCGCTCAGGCGGGTTGTGGCTCGGGACCCGGAAACTCAGACGGTCACCAAAGACTGGTCGGAGCTCGGCTTTGATCAGGTCCCAATCGCTGCCTTGGACTTTGGCGCTGCCGCGGGCTCCGCCCGTCGCATCGCCGTAGCATCGAACCGGACCTCTGTGGGTGCCGAAGTCAGTGGCGATCTTTCGACAGACGGCTGGGGTGTTGCTGTTCCGAGGGATGTGGACTTCGCCGATGACACCCGTCCCGACGATCGGAGCATTGAGCATAGGGAGCCCACGCTCATCGCGTTCGTACTGTCCGGGAAGTGCCTGCTCTTGCACGATTGCGCAGACTCCTGGTTCTACGTTGAAGTCGAAACACAATATCAATGGCGCGAGAGGATTATAGACTAGAGATTTGGAATGTAAACTTTCTTGGTAAGGGTAGTAAGCCCGGCCCGTGAAATTGACAAAGCTGGCTTCGTATTCCTGCTCGTAGACCAAAGGATCGAGTTGCCGCTTCGCTGCTGCGATCTCGTCTGGGTCAAGGATGTCGCTGCTAGGCCAGCTGTACGACGACCACTCAGGATCGCCTGAGGTCTTGGCGTATTGGTCGAGGTCGTAGTAGTGGTTCCGACCCTCAGGGACACCAATGAGCCAACACCAACCTTTGCGGTCTGAGAGGGCTGGGCGGACGTTCTCGCCCCAGGCCCCGGGCTTCATGTTGGCGTACTCGTCGAGGATGCCACCGTTCCAGGGTCGTCCCTCGATACGCTCCGGCTTGTCCATGCCGATGACGTAGATCTCGGCTCCGTTCCAGAACTTCAGTGAAAGCTCTGACTCCCGTGGGTGCTCACGCAGAAGCTTCCGCGGGATCATCGCTTTCAGGTCAGCCCAGTAAATCGCCTTCGCTTGATCACGGGTTGGGGCCCCGGCGAAGTAGCGTGGATCCGACCATCCAGTGGCCCGGATCGCTTCAGTGATCACCTTGCGCTTGGCTAGTTCGGTCTTGCCCGAGCGACGACCGGCCGGGACCGTGGTGAAACGGGCCTTGGTGTGAGCAAGCTCATGCTGCTTCTGATGGAACCTCAGCGGATAGAGCCGAGGCAGTGCGGCCCCGACGAAGTTCTGTGCCACTTAGTTCGTAGCCATCAGCTTGGAAAGGACCTCTTGAGCGAGGGCTGCAGCCTCTTCAGGCGGAACCGGCGGGTTGTCATAGCGCTCGCGCCACACATCGGGCCTGCGGTTCTTGAGCCAGAAGATGCAGCTCAGCGGGTCAGGAGGGTACTTCTCCATGTACTGATGCTCAACCACTTGGCCAGTCCGCGGGTTGAAGAAAACCTTGATCATCGGGCGTTCACAACCGACTGCCCGATCGAACAGTGAACGCTCCACGCGCTGATCACTCGGGACCTTGCCAATTTTTAAGGCATTGGCGACGAGTTCACTCTGTGATCGCCATACTTGGAGGACTCCGACGGTCACATCGAAGAACATCGCGATCTCAGTGTCAGTGGCTCCGATCATGCAAAGTTTTTCGATCTGAGCGGCTTTCTGCTCGAGCTCTGCGAGCCTGATCGCCTTCTTCTGTTCGCGCGTCTGGGGACCTCCTGTGCGCAGGAGCGTGACTCCTGGCGCAGCGGACCTCGGGGTCCGAGTGCTTTTCACTGTGGTCTTCGATGCAGTCTTCGATGCAGTCTTCGATGCAGTCTTCGATGCAGTCTTCGGTGCAGGTCGCTTCGTTGCCATGAATTCAACTCCATCAGGCGGTCATCCAACCGCCCTCGGACCGGATTCTATGCCCGCGGCTCCTGTGGCGGACAGATCATACCAGCCTTTGGCCCAAAGGCCAAGCGTTTCTATTTTCAGTTTTTTATGTCTTTACTATAGAAGAAGAAGAGGTATATAGTATATAGGGCTCTTATACATTTGTAGTTGGTCTTATATGTACCCCGTCCCCTTTAACCCTTTAGATTCACTTTCCGGAAACAAGAAACATGAGCCCTGATACCCAGATCTCACATTTTGGCTCTTTTCAATCACTTTCAAGGACTTCATCGTGACCCCACACTACTTCAATTACCTACTTACAAGGCTCCGCGGGCTCGAAAACTTGATCAGAAAAACCTCCCCGAAAATACCTATTGATGGCCATCAGGCCCATCACGACCAAGCTTTGGCCGATCTCAAAGGGCAACTTTCGGAGGGGCTCGGAGCCAAGATCAAGGCCGCAAGGGTCCGAAAACCTGGTGTCTTCCACTACCAATTCAGTGATGTTGAACCAACTCTGGTGTCTTACGAAGAGGCCTCTGCAGCCTCGGGCTACGCCGTCAGCACCCTGCGGATGCGTGTCTCAGAGGGAGGAGGCGCCACGTGCTTTTATAAGTCGGGCCGGTGGCAGGTCTTGTCCCGAACCCAGGACATGGATCAGGTCCAACGAGCCCTTCGCACCAAGTTCAACGCCACAGGCAACCCTGATGACGTCCGCGAGCTCAGACCGAAAGGCAAGTTCTAGTACTAGTTTACGTTGGCCTCGGACCACGCGCTAGAATTCGTCTCGTCGCTGCCCGCCCCGTGTACCTTCGGGCGCTCCGGCGCTTGGTCCACACCGTTCCTCAGCAGCTCGGCGGTGGGCGGCGACACCTTGATGGCGGCTGAGCGCTGTGTGAGGCACCTGACCGCTGGGGACCAGGTGGGATGAACGTGGACCAAGGCACTCAGTGCTTCGAAGGATAACTATGCCAAGAAAAAGCAAGGCGTCAGCAGGGCCGTCGGGTCCCGCCGCTGAGGCCTACGAGATGGCCATCGCCAAGCTCTCCACCTCCGGCCTCGACGAGGCGGACTTCAAGCTGCTTCGCTTCGAGGCGTTACCACCCCTGGCCACGGCCGACCTCCACCCCCGCCTCAAACCGCTCCCCAGC